GGCCGAGGCTGAGGTTGAGAGGTTACAAACCTTGCTCGAAACCTTTAATGGTGAGTGTGTAGTGTGCGATTCAGCAAGTGAGATTACTAAGGTACAAACCGAAAACGCCCTGCTACACAAGGTGGCGGATGCGGCGAGGGAAATGCTAGAAGTTATTGAATTACTACACCCAAACATGAATCCTGATGAGCCTTGCGTTTGCTATGAAGCATGGGTGCGAGGCAAACAAGCCATTGCCGAACTGGACAAGGAGGGCGGGAAATGATGGAGGTTAAGGCCGACAACCATTTTACTGGTATCGGTCAAATGGTCAAAAGTCGACGACGCCATGGCCCATTACAAGAACTGGCAAAGGGGGATTAAAGATTGCGAAAAAAGTACCTAAACGGTCACCGCAGGGAGCTGATTCTGTGGATTCACTCCTTGGAAGGGGTCATGGGGGGCCACTTGGAGTTTTTGGAGGACCGCGAGGAACGCCGCTGGCTGAACAGCATTCTTCTGAGCATCACCGGATTGAGCAAGGCTATGTTTAGGGGCCTTCACGAAACAGAAATCAGGGCGCTACTTAATGCATCCAAGCAAGTCCGACCTTCGTTGTACGCGGAGATCAAAACCCCACCGTCGGAAAGGGAAACCACCGTGAGCCAGGAATTATTGTTTGATCTGGCCGAGGCGGCCGTGGAACTATGTAAGTATGACTGCAAGGGAGATTGGGACTCATGTCCGCGGCGTAAAATGTTCTTGGATCTGCTGATTGAGCCATGGTCTTTGTCCGGACCTTGCCAGTATTATCGCGGAGAAAAAAATCTGGTCCCCAAAAAACCGGTCAAATAGTGAAATATAACCGTTTTCCCGTGTTATAATCAAATCGTTAAAAATATCGCGCGAGGGACGTCCGGCAGGACGCCCCTTTTGCTATTTGGGGGGAAATAGTATGCGTGTCAAAGTGGACCCAACTCCCGAGGACCAACTCGCGGTGGAGAAAGCCATCTCGGTCAAAGTCCTTGGGAAAATGGCGGAGACAGACCCGGCGAAAGACAAAGGGGATTATTTCGTATGCTGGATACCAGAGGCCCAGGCGACCATTACAATTCCGGTAAGTGTGGTGAAAGAGCGAAATGCCAAAGCAGAAACGAAAAAGCGACCCAAAAATGCTGGAACTTTGCCGGAAACAGCAGTGCTGTGTGACCGGGTGCAACCGGAGAGCGCAGGCGGCCCACATCAAGAGCCGCGGCGCGGGAGGGGGAGACCACGCAAGCAACCTGTGCCCCCTGTGCTGGGAACACCACATGGACCAACATAACCTGGGCTGGGCCAGATTCAGGGGGAGACACCCGGAAGTCGTGAGCCTGGCTGACATATACCACGAATACCACCGCTGCTTTGGGTGCGTAGGTAGCAACGGAGACTGTTCGTCGGCATTCGAAGTCGGGCTCAAGGTCTGCGAGGGATACCAGGAGGGGTAGGCATGATAGAACATGGAACGACGGCATTAATCGCCGGCGGATTAGCAATAATCGCCTATTGGGTAGGCATACTGGAACAGCGGTGCAAGATGGAGGACCGGCTGATCGACTGCGCCGAAAAGGAACTCTGGATGGAAATAGATGGCGTCCAATATATGCTGGTGAACCGGGGGAAGTATTGGGCGATGCGCAGCGACGCTGAGGCCTGGCGGGCCAGGCAATAGGGGGGAGAGTTAAGTGGCGAAGATAAAAAATGAAAAGGGCAACACGTACGGACGGCTAACGGTTGTTGATTACTACGGGACCGACAAACACAACAAAGCTCAGTGGTATTGTTTGTGTGAGTGCGGAAAGGGAACGGTGGCTATTGGGGCTGAACTAAGATCCGGCCACACAAAAAGCTGTGGGTGCCTTCGCCCTAAAGCGACGGGTGAATCCAACCGGCAGACAAAGGTTAAGCATGGTGTGGCAAACCAACCACTTTATAATGTCTGGAAAAAAATGATCAACAGGTGTTGTGATTCCAGTAACAAAAACTACCATCAATATGGAGGTAGGGGGATAACTGTTTGCCCAGAATGGGCCAACGACCCTGCTGCTTTTGTAAAATGGGGACTCAAAAACGGATATAAAAAGGGATTGCAAATAGACAGGAGAGATAATGGACGGGGCTATGCACCGGAAAACTGCCGCTTCACAACTTCAAAAACAAACAACCGAAACAGAAGGGATAATGTCGTAATAACCGCACTCGGGGAAAGCAAGACACAGGCTGAATGGGCAGAAGTCCTTGGTGTGCATTTTACGACACTTCTCCGGCATAGAAAAAGGGGCGATGTCGAGCAATTCGTCAAGGGGAGGCTGTTTGAAAGTGAAGAAAAGCGAGCAATATAATCCGGACGATAGCGCGCCGCCAGTGGCCTCGCGAGCCGAAATAGATGGCGTGAGTGTTTATTGTGCTTTTGATGAGTTAGTGGATGTCGAGAGGGTGACCCCGAATCCACAGAATCCAAACCAGCACAGTGATAATCAAATCCATTTGCTAGCAAAGATTATCAAGGCGCAGGGGTGGAGGGCTCCGATCACCGTAAGTAGACAATCAGGATTTATTGTCCGGGGACACGGCAGGCTCGCAGCGGCAAGAAAATTGGCACTATGTAAGGTCCCGGTCGATTATCAAAATTACGCGAATCGCGCGGCAGAGTATGCCGACCTGATCGCTGACAACCGCATAGCGGAACTGGCGGAGATAAACAACCGTATGTTGATGGACTTGATCGAGGAGATAGACACGGGAATTATCGACCTCGAGATTACCGGGTACACGGAATCCGACTTGGAGAAGATCATCGCGGAACTAACGGCGCCCTGGGAGGACAACCTCGACGAGGACGAGGCCCCCGCGCTCCCGGAAACGGCCATCACTAAACCAGGGGACATAATAACCCTCGGTCGGCATCGGCTGATATGCGGCGACTCGACCTCTGATGCGGACATAGCCAAACTAATGGACGGGCAGCAGGCTGACTTGGTGTTGACCGACCCGCCTTACAACGTGGACTACGAAGGGGGGACCAAGGATAAGCTCAAGATTCAAAACGACAAGATGAAAGACGCGGAATTTTTACAATTCCTTACCGACGCCTTCACCGTGATGTACGCCCATTCGAAAATGGGAGCACCGATCTACGTTTTCCACGCTGATTCGGAGGGATATAACTTCCGGGCGGCTTTTAAACAATCCGGGTACCGACTTCGGCAATGCCTGATCTGGGCCAAGAACTCTCTGGTCATGGGCAGGCAGGATTATCAGTGGCAACACGAGCCCATCCTCTACGGTTGGAAGGACGGGGCGGGGCATGCTTGGTATGGCGACCGCAAACAAACAACCCTAGTAAGATTTGACAAGCCGCAAAAAAATGCCGAGCACCCCACCATGAAGCCGGTAGGGCTGTGCGGATACTTTATCCACAACTCCAGCAAAGAGGGGGACGTCATCCTGGACCCGTTCGGAGGGAGTGGGTCTACCTTGATTGCGTGTGAGCAGATGAACCGGGCGTGCTATATGTCCGAACTCGACCCCAAGTATTGTGACGTTATTATACAAAGGTGGGAAACCCTGACAGGGCTAAAGGGTGTGGTGCAAGGTGCCTAAACCGAGCAAGCCGGTCCAGTTTGATTTGGATCGGGACATATGGGAGCGACAGCCCCGCGAGTCAGACAAGGCGTGGGCTGCTTTCTGCTATTACCGGGATATGGAATCGAGGAGCACTCGGAAGGCGGCTGTGGCGCTGGGCAAATCGGGGTCTATGGTAAGTCAATGGAGTCATCGCTGGCGCTGGCAGGACCGAATAAGGGCATGGGACAACCACCTGAACGGAATCTACCAGGCGGAGCGCGAAAAGGCTCAGAAGGAGATGGCCAAGAACCATATCAAGCTGGCCAAGGGGGTGCAGGCCAAGGTCGCGCAGCGGCTGCAATCGCTCCAGCCCCAGGATATAAGCGCAGGGGAAATGGGACGGTTGCTGGACGTGGCCGTAAAGATCGAGCGCTTGGCGTCGGGGGTGCCGACCGAGCACACCAAGACCGAGGTCGAGGGGCAGGTGAACATTAAGCATGAGTACGGCGTGGCCGCTAGAATATTCGCAGATGATGAGGCAAGACAACTGTACCTGGCCCTTATGGCCCGACTCTATATGGTTGAGCCTGACCCCAGCGGGCCTCGCGATGCACGCGAGCCGGGGGAAGTGGAAATACTATAAACATCTGGCCCTGATCAACGAGGAGCTCGCCGAGGTATTCGCGGGCAAGGTTCTAAGGCTGATAATCGAGACCCCGCCGCGGCATGGCAAATCCGAACTGGTCAGCAAGCACGCGCCGCCGTGTTTCCTGGGCAACTTCCCGGATAAACGGGTGATGCTGTGCAGCTACGAAGCCGACTTCGCTGCGTCGTGGGGACGGAA